TGAGCCTAAAGCTCACAGTCGCTTGGACCCCGAATCACCAATCACCTTGAGCAAAAACGATTTAAAGTACGGAACATATGTAATCCTCCTATTTAGGAAGTAGGGACAGTCCTTCCATGGGCTGTATATCTGGTCAATGCATACAACTGGAAATAGATCTTAATAACTTAAGTCACTGATTGCCAAATACGGGTCACGAAGTGATCGTACAAGGTCCCCACACAAGCCTTCGGTAGAGTAATATCTGCCGATCAAGCCGGACATAGCTGGAATGCTTTGTTTGTGTGTACTAATGGGCGTAAGTAGACGTCTAACAAGTAGTTAGTCCATAATTGCTTGTATACAAGATACGATGCGATCCATCGGGATACCGAAAGGTTCCGACGGGGGTGGTTTGGTGCTTTTGTATACGTAACAGGTATAATATTTAGCCGGTTAATTACCGGTACTAGATATATAATACTATTACGTCCCTACTAAATCGTGCTGCCATCACTCGTGTACCGGATACGATCACTGGAAACCTAAGGACCCTTAACTGGGTCTATGGTTCTGAGAGATCCTCCGATGAGAATAATAGCAATGCAACGATTCTTATCTTTCTTAAAGTCTTCGTACGCAGACCTGTCTACACGTGTGATTGAGTCTATGGACTTAGTTAATTCTTTGATCATAGGATCGGTGAAAACCGTTTCCTGGACCGAAGAAGGACCTAAACCGCAGCCTCAACCAAAACGGTGGATAAAGGAAAGCGAAACTCGGTGGATCCGATATCGGGGTGTTAAACTTGGACATAAAGTCCCTGTTATGGCACTCGCAGATAAAGGTGAATTCCAGAGATTTGCGAAGATAGTAAGTTGGATTATAGGAAACAAAGCATTGAAGCCACACTTCACCGAATTCTTGCGAAGAGTTGAACGGATGATCCTAACAAATTCCTCCACGTACTGTTTTAAATACTTGAAAGAGTGTTTAAGACTTTCCGTGCGGGCACTTGCAGGTAGTCCCGAAGCGAATACCAATTATTCACCGGGTGAGATTCGTGTAAGACGTGATTCATGGGGATTTCCCACTATCATGCCGTTACAGTTGAGATCAATTCTTCAGGCCTATGTTATGGCCTCAAGAGATCTGGTTACTGTTACTGACACTCCTGAACTTTTCAGTGTTCATGGTGTGTTAGTGCAGGAACCATATCAAATTGTACCTCAATCTCAGCGGGATATAGTTGGTGTCTTAACCATGCTATCTATTTTCCGTGTGTTCAAAACGAAAGTAAGAGCATCGGTAGGTACGATAGTTAAACCTTTTCATGGTTTTATCAGAACGCTTCCGAGTGGCCTTATTCATGATGCACTGGTTAGTTTGAACAATCCAGTTGTAGTCCGAAAAGTTGCTTCGTTTGGACCTACCGGTATGATCGAAAGAACGATAATTAAACGAGGAACGGGAACCTCTACGCCAAATTTGACGTGGGGGAACTTCGAACCTCATAAATCACTTAAAGCCGGTCCTAATGGATCAATTTCAACATGGTCAGCGGCTATCGACGCAATTGCATTTCTGCATGAGCCGAAAGCCGGATTTGCTCTTCTAAGAATTATGTATTCTCAGAAAGCTTATCAGTACATCGCTTGGTTTATACTTCTGAATTTAACATTCGGAGTGATATATTCCATGTGGTATACTTTGCACCGTGTCGTTACTGGTCTATTAGCTCGTTTCCCAAATACCTTCTATAGAATTCTACCAGTTTTACAATACTGGAGAATTGCTATTGGTCGGTATTCTGGAGAACGAGATCGACTTTACTGTGGTAAATTATCTGTTGTTTACGATCAGGCCGGAAAAGCAAGAGTGGTAGCATCCGCCAATTGGTGGACGCAATCATCATTGCATGGTCTTCACAGAAGTATCTTTAACCTTCTAGGTAATCTGAAACAGGACGGAACACATAACCAAGAGGCTGCATTTGATCAGTTTATCGCTAATTACGATAAAACTTCTCTAATGTCAGGCTTTGATTTGAGTGCTGCCACTGACAGACTTCCCATAGAATTACAAGCTCAAATTCTTGATGCTTGCGGTCTATCGGGATCTACTTGGATGGAAAGTTTAAACGTTACTTATTGTACACCGTTTGAAAACAGTGAAAATGTTGGCGAGGCTAAGTACTCCGTAGGACAACCTATGGGTGCTTACTCTTCGTGGGCAATGTTGGCTCTAACACACCATGTTATAGTTACTGTTGCAGCCATTAATACTGGAAACAAAGACAGACTAGTTAACTATGCTGTGTTGGGTGATGACGTGGTTATTAATAACTCCGCAGTTGCTTCAGCATACGTAGATATAATGTCAGCGTTAGGTCTAGAGATTTCTGAAGGGAAATCTGTAATATCTCATCGATTTACAGAGTTCGCTAAGAAGCTCCGAGGACCTACCGTTAACTTCAGTCCAATTGGGGCTGGAGCTGTCCTTGCTTCTTGTAGAAGTGGTTACATGTTCCCTGCTTTATTTCGGTCTGCTCTAGGTAATGTGATTCTTTCACCAAGCGAGATTCTAGATCGTATTCATGACATTCCGTCAGGTCTAATCGCGAGAAAAGACCTTTCGAAATACATGAATGTAGTTTTATGGCAGCTGTTAGGCCCCTCAAGTCCTCTTGCGAAAGTTCAGTCTTTCTCGGTCCAACCATTACTGGCTAGACTGGGAAACGTTCCTGGGTTACCACAAGGAGGATTTATATTCGAGCATGTTAAAGATTCTTTATCGAATCTGTTCACACGCCGAATACGGGCGCAGCTAGCTATATCACACCGACCGATGGTATACTTCATATTAGGAAGTTTTACCACTCGTGTAAGTGGATCGCCATTTATGAGCCTTCTAGAATTGCTCATGAAACCGTTTAATCCCGGCTTCTGGATCTTCTTCTGGGCAGCTTTCACTGCTCAGAATAAACTCAATGAACATTGGGATTCCGTTTATGAGTCCTTCCCTCCGAGAGAGATGGAACCGAGCTTGAGAGCTCGGGAGATTATCAGAATATTATCTGAGAATTCCCCCGAAGTATCAATACTTCAGTTACATTTCTCTAAGGTGGAAGTAAAAGCTCGAGCCAAATTCTTTTCTGATCTTATTAAAGATATGAATAAACGATATTCATTCTCTAATCAGTTCATGAATGCAAGATGGCTGGAACTACCTCAAGGGAGTCAACGTTCGCCTCTTTATCCTTTTATGGATCCCACTAAACTTTCTGAAATGGATATCTATCCCAAGACTAATGTCTCGATGACAGATCCCAAATTAAGAAAATGGTGGAATACATTGTGGAGAAGCTAAGAGTTCGGCTACGAAGAGTAGCCACAATGTTTTGGAGTATTAAATCTAACTTCACGTCTGTCTAGACGTTACTAGATCCGCGGACTGGAAATTGCGGGCCAGTCTCAGCGCAGAGG